TACAGAGAGCTTATAATGCAAAAGTTTATAATATTAAATGGAAGTAGTACAAATAGCGCCTCAGAGGGTTACATAACCATGCCTATAAAGACTTTTAGTGGTGGTCATGCTTCTTCAGACACTGTGTTAGAACTTTATTTTGAACCTATACTTGAAGATGCAGAAACTCAAGGTATGGACCAATTTATGGTTTCCCTTACAATAACTGCAAATAAGCACAAAGAAACTTTACAAGATATAGTAAAGGAATTCTCAACTGGAGAAAAGATATATATAGAGTTTGATAAAGAGACTGACAGCTTTCCTTCTACACATATATCAGATGTTGCGTGGACGTTTGTTGGTGGTAATACGCATGACATGGGTTGGCATGGAAGTAGGAGTAGAATAAAAATATTACCAAAAGATTTTGTAGCTGCAAATAATGGCGTTCCTTTGGAGATGGAAGCGGCTTATAGCGGTTCAGCTGGTACCTTATACATGAATAGTGATGGCTCTAATGATATGTTTGCTACAGTGGCGGTGCCATTAGGATTTAAAGCTACACAGGTTAGGGTTTATGGTAGCGACACAGGTCAAAACTTTTATGTATATAAAGGAGATATAACACATAAAGCAATAGTAGATGTTGGAACTGGAGCCACTTCAATAGATAGTCTATGTACCTTAGCCACTGAAGTAACTGCCGATGACACAAACTATTTAATAATAAGAGTAACTTCAGACGGCACAACTGATGAGGTAGATGGAGGGTATGTAATAATAGAGTCTGTATTTGTTTAAAGGGTGGTATAAAAATTTTGAAACGCTTCGCGTTTAATATAATAGATTATGGAAAAGTACAATTATGATGTAGAAATCAAGCGTGTCGTGGATGGCGATACGGTAGATGTAATGATAGATTTAGGTTTTAATACACACATTAAAAGACGTGTAAGGATGTATGGCATTAATGCGCCTGAGTCTAGAACTAGAGATTTAGAAGAAAAAAAGAAAGGTCTAGCTGCAAAAGAAAGATTAAAGGAAATACTTGCTAGTGATAATATTATTATGAAGTCACATGGCAAAGGTAAGTATGGAAGGATATTAGGAGAGATGTATGTGGAGAAAGACCAAGAAATAAGTGTAAATGATATACTAGTTAGAGAAGGACATGCAAAAGAATATTTTGGTGGAAAGCGCTAAAAATATTATTCGTATCTTTATAGTTCTTTTCTAATTCAGTTTTCATGGTTAGGGGGCCTTCATGGCCTCCTTTTTTTTTAGTATATTTGTAAAATGCAAAGATATATCTTTTTTCAGGACAGTGCTATAGACTATATAATGTTACCAGTTAGTAGTTTTATAGGCGCAAAATTTAACTCAAGTGTAGCTGTAGACCTGTATTTTGAGAAAGCTCCTTTTTCTTATAAAGTAACATTATCGACCACTACTTATAAGGGGGATGAGGTAATGAAGGCTTTAGGATTATTGTTTAATAACTCTCCAGAACCAGTTATTGTTTTTTCAGACCCAGAACAAAGATATGATGTAAATGGTGTAACCGCAGTTGCCTCATATACTAAAATTGTCGTAAAATGAAATATAATGCTATTTTTATATATAGAGATGTTATAAGTGTAGGTTTAATTAATCCTTTCTCTACACCTAGTACAACTGCTTTAGATAATACAAATTATACAGAAAGACCTAATTATGAAGATTTTTCTAAATTAAAACTTAAAAGAGGGGATGGCATTTATTACAATAAAAAAGATACAGATAGTACAACAGGGAGAAGATTAAAAACTTCTACACCAACTTCTATTGGTGTTGTTAATACAGAGCCTTCGTCAAGCCGAATACAGGTAGCGGCTAATGTTGGAGATGATGTTTATAATGATTTTTTAAACGGAGGTGTCAGTGTTTATGCTGTAAGGGGTAAAAATTTAACTGGAAGAAAAGTATATTCATATCCAATAGATAGATACGTTGGGGCTTGTGATTTTACCGATTCTATTATTTCTTTATTTTTTGAAAGAACAAGTGGATTGATTGATGAGGTAAGAATTAATGTTTTAAAATCACACACTTCTTCATCAATAGCAAAAATTAATAAAGCTTTTTTTGGCGGAATAAAAGGAGATGTTATATTTGACGAAACGGATTCTAGTGTAAAAACTGATATTATATATGGTGTTAATAAAGTAATTAGCACAATACCGTCAAATAGAAATTAGTATGTTATTAAAATTTCATATCTTTGAAGAATGTTAGAACAAAAAACTAAGTACGGCTCTATACGTAAATCCTTAAATGGAGATTATTATCACGACACATTTTTTAAGAACTTTGAATCTATAGTCAAAAAAGAAGATAAAATAGTTATGAGCCTTATAAATAAAGGTTATAAAATAACAGGTAAAAAAATATTTTATGTAGGAGGGGGTTGTTATAAAGGGGTGGACACCTTTTTAAACTACGATACAGGTGATTACACATGTGAGGAATATAATTATATAGAGCATGGGGTTTGGAAATTAAAATTTAAAATAAAAAAATAATGGCTACATTAAGAGTTACACACACAGAAGACATTGTCCTAGAAGGAAGACAACAAGGAACTACTAGAGCAATGAGATACGATAATATTACAGATATTTTTTCTAGAGTTATGTCATTTGGACAAGGGATTCAATTATCCCTTTATTCTACGGTAGAACAACACGGACAAATGATTGCTGGTTCTGTTTTAGATGATGGCTCTGTTAAATATGTTCGAATAACAAGCTTAGGTAATGAGCCTGTTGTTATACAAATTCTTGGAGAAGATGATTCAAGTCACGAAACTAATTTTGCTTACGAATTGCAACCAGGTCAATCTTTTTATCTTTATAACCATCAATTATCCGTAAGAGCTGATAGTGCCGATGACATTTCAATCGCAGAGTGTAGAACTAGCTTAGTTGATATAGACAGTGTAAAAGTGGTTTGTCCTAGAGGTTCAGGTAAGGTAGAGCTTTTTGCTGCAAGTACTGATTCTAAATAATATAAACTATGAGCACATTAACAGTAACAATTACAGAAACCTTAACCTTAAATGGGAGAGAGCAAGGTTCTACAAATACCAAAACTATATCAGACATTACCCAATGTTTAAAAACTATTGTAGAGGTTCCAACTTCTGAAATAAACTTATTAACATTTGCAAATGCTGCAGCTGGGGTAACAACTTTAGACCAAGACGATGTAGAGTACATTAGAATAACAAACTTAGATGCTGCTAACTATATAACAATAGGTATAGAAAAAGAAAGCTCAACTGCTTCTATTGCCGCTTTTAGGATAGATGCTGGAAGAAGTTTTATAGTTGCAACATCAAATACGGCAACAGAACATCCACAATTTTTTGCAAGTGCCGCTGCTCATGATTCAAGTGCAACACAAATAGATATAGAGACTATTACTGCTCTTGCTAATGGAGGGGCTTGTAAATTAGAGTTATTTGTTGCGTTGAATACAACAACATAGTATGTATTTACTGAACATTGACAAGCGGGGGGAGGTAATAGAAACAGACGATGGTCTGTATGCTGTTGAAGAATTTAGAGAGGTGGTGGAAGAATTTGGGTTGAAAGGAATATTGTGGGTGGCTTTAGTGTGTGATTACGATTCTCCTTATAGACACTTTGTAGAAAGAGAACAAGTAAAGTCAGTTAGTAAAGCTGTTTTTGATACTTATAATTGGAAGGGCATTAAGTCAGAAAGTATTGCTAATGCAGTTAGAAAATACAAAGAGTTACAGTTTGACCCATTAGATGCTCAACTGATAGCTTTTAATGAGAAGATAGATGAGTATACTCAGTTAATGAAGAATGTAAAGATTAATGAGGATAACGCAGAGAGTATGCAGAAGATAATGATTGGTGTAGAAAAAGTATTAAATACTAGACAAAAATTATTAGATGCTATAGAAAGAAGGGGGGAAAGAAAAAAAATAAAGGGTGAAGCAAAGATGAGTTATTTAGAGCAACAAATGAATATTAAATCTAAAATTTAAAAAATGGGAAAAGAAACATTTAAACAAGCTTTTAGAGGCGCAAGAGATGCTGGAGTTAGATACTTTTATTGGAATGGAAAAAAATATACTACTAGGTTAAAGGAAGAGGATGCTGATGAAAAAACTTATGACGATAAAAAAAAGTATCCAGATAGAAATAAAACTTGGGGAGAAAAGAAAGACCCTAAGGTATTAGATTATGAACCTCAATCTCAAAAAAAGAAAAAGAAAGGGGGAGTAATAAGTAGGTATAAAGGGGGAGGAATTGTGCAGTATGATTAGATAAAGACATAAATGTCTAAAAATGTAAAAAAATATGCTCCAATAGTATATGAAGGAATACCAGACTTAGACCCTGAGTCTGTATCTTTTCAAGAGTATTGGGAGGAACAGATTCATAGATGCAAGAATGGCTATAAGCCAAAGGGGATGGATAGGATAACTGGTAAACATTATTATTACCTAAACTTTTATAGGATATTAGGTAATAGTGGTGAGGAGTCTGGAAATAGAAAGACTTTAATTGCTCCTTGGTATAGAGATTTAGACAAAGTCTATTTTGATACATTTGAGCAATGTAAGCAAGAGCAAAAAGGAATGATTGTAATTAAAGCTAGGGATAAAGGATTTAGTTATATGAATTCAGCACTATGTGCGCATGAATATACATTCTATCCTTATAATGAGGTTGGAATTGCTGCGGGATTACAAGTTACCGCAGATTCGTTCTTTGACAAAGTGAAAAAAGGTTTAAATGCACAGCATAATAACTTTAAACATTCGGTATTGAAAGATACTTCGGATGTTGTTAAAAGTGGATATAAACAAAAAACAAAAGACGGTAAATGGAATATAGGTGGATATCAATCTGCTATACATTGTAGAACAATGTCTAATCCAGAAGTCTTTAAAGGTGAACGTTTGAGTGTAATGATATTTGAAGAAGCTGGTGAGTTTAAAGAGTTGTTAAATGCATATATGTCATCTAAAGCTTGTTTTATGGATGGTAACATACAGTTTGGTGTTCCTGTTATTGGTGGAACGGGTGGTGATATAGAAGCGTCTTCTAAAGATTTTATGGAGATGTATTACAATGCGGATTCTTTTAACTTAATTCCACTGTTTATACCTGCTTCTATATGTTACTATGGATTCTTTGATTTAAAAACAGGAATAAGTAATGAAAAAGACGCTAGAAAAGAATTATTAAAAGAAAGAGAAAAGCTAGAAGGTAGAGAAAATAGTAAGGCTTATAACTTACATATACAAAACTATCCTTTAACTGTAGAAGAGGCTTTCTTAAAAACTAAAGGAAGTAGATTTGATTTATCACTTATAAATGCACAAAGGGGTAGAATAATGAGTTATAAAAAACTAGAGAATCAAATACAAAGAGGAAGACTGGAGTGGATGTTTGATGATGAAGATGGTTTTACAAATAAAGTAGAATGGATAGCAGATAGAAATGGTCCTTATCAAGTATTAGACCACCCTAATGAGGAATACGAAGAGTTGGATATAGGGGGTATTGATTCGTATGACCAAGATACAGCAGAGTCTACAACATCAATGGGTAGTGCAATTATATTTAGAAGGTTTGTTTCTCCAGACCTACCTAGTGATTATGTTGTTGCTGAGTACACAGAAAGACCTAAAACAGCTGAAGAATTTTGGGACGGATGTCTTAAATTAGCTGTTTATTATAATGCTAAAATGCTCATTGAGTATACAAAAATTGGGATTATAGATTATTTTAAGAGAAAGAAGGCTCTTAAATATATGAAAGAAAAACCCAAAACTGCACACGCGCCTGGAACCTTAACTAGAAATAGATTTGGTTTACAAATGAATAAACAAACAAAGGCCGTTATGGAGCAGTACATGGACGATTATATTAAAACTAATGTTGATGATATATGGTTCATAGATTTGTTAAATGAGCTTGCTGATTATGGAACAAGAAACACGGATAGAGCAATAGCTTTTGGATTGTGTTTAATTCATAATATTGATATATTCCAAATTCAAGCAAGACAAAAGGAGTTAAAAGATAAAAAACTTGGATTCGTTTACTACAAAAGAAATGGTGGTAGATTAGTTCCATTTAAAGATTAGAATATGCCGTACACTAATTTTCCTAGGCAACTGCTTAGCGACGAAGAAAAAACAAAAGAATGGTGCGAAAAGAACCTAGATGCAATGGCACCATATATTGCGCAATATAATAACAATCTATATATTAATGATAGATATAAGGATATAAGAAATTACCAGGCATATCATGGTCATTTTGACCCTAAAGATTACGAGCATGTTACCGACCAGTATGGAACTCCATTTCCTGCTAGAATGACTAATTATAATATTATTGCCCCTAAAATTGATTTACTTACCAGTGAAGAATTACGTAGACCATTAGAAACTAAAGTTAGTTCTATAAATAAGTCTGCTGTTAATAGAAAAAAGGACGCTAAAGTAGGAATGGTAATGGACAAGTTATTAGCGGATGTTCAAAAGGAAATTAATGATGTAATGGGAATGGATATCACCCAAGACAATGCTGACTTTGAAATTCCTGATGATATAGAAACGTACATGAGATATACCTATAAAGAAGCTATAGAAGATGTTGCTGAAAGTGGTATAGAGTATTTAAAAGAAAAATATAGATGGAAGGATTTATTTAAAAATGGATTTAGAGACTTCCTTGTTTTAGGAAAAGTTTTTTATAAAGTAGACATAAAAAATGGAGACCCTCATGTAAGACGTGTAGACCCTAGAAACATAGCTTTTGATTCTTCAATAGAAAGTGATTATATAGACGAATCTCAATGGGTGGTAGAGCAAAGATGGTTAAGTGTTAATGAAATACTAGATGAATTTGGGGACGACTTAACTAAAGAAGATGTTATGGAGCTAGAAAACATGAGACAAATATCTTCAGGTAGTGAATTAGCTCATTATAACACAAGTATAGAATGGTTAAATTATGATTCTTCTACAGGAGTTAGAATCAGACTTATACATGGAGAGTGGAAATCTATTAGGGCTATTAAATTTAAAATATCTCCAAATAAATATGACCAAAATAATCCTTTTAGAAAATTAGTTGGAAATAATTATAAACCAAGAAAAGGGGAAAAGGTAGAAACTAAATACGTAGATGATATTTGGGAGGGAACTAAAATAGGTGGAAGAATAGTTGTTAATTGCAGACGAAGACCAAATCAAGTAAGGTCTGTTGATGACGCTGGCTCTACTCCACTTTCATACGTTGGCTGTACTCATAATTTATCTGCTGGTAGGGTAACTAGTTTAGTGGATGTTCTTAAGCATATACAAACTCTTTATAATGTAGTAATGTATCATATAGAACTTACACTGGCAAGAGCTGGTGGTAAAGCGGTTGTTTATGACGTTTCTCAAATGCCTTCTAATATAGGCATGGATATGCAGACAGTATTATATCACATTAAGAACGATGGTATTATACCTATAAATTCTAGGGAC